TTTATCAATTAAAATAGAATATTTAGGAACTGTAAGTGGTGTACCAAATACAGTATTAGCAACTTGTACATAATAAATAAAAGTATTTTAATATAATAAAATGTTAAGAACAGCACACATAACACTAACAAGTGTAGGAATTGATACAGGTCCTTACAATATCTATGTAATAGATGATAGTGGTATTACCACATTAGTAGCAAGTAATATTGCTCAGTCAACACTACTTACTACAGGATATGATATAAATGTTGCAGATAATATTGTCACTGTAAGAGTGGAATCTGTAAACCCAACTTGTAGTGAAACTGCTCTTAATATATCTGTACCATCATTAAGGGTTAATGTAAGAAGTTATGGAGCAGTGGGTGATGGTGTAACAAATGATACAGAAGCAATACAAACAGCTATAGATGAGAATGAATATATTTATATTCCAGAGGGTAATTATTTAGTAGATACATTAGTGCTAAGAACAAATACTAACATACTAGGAGATGGTACAGGAAAAAGTCAAATTACACGTAGATATGTTGTAAGCTCTATTAATCCATTTAACTGTTTAATACTTGCTACATCAGATTCTCCAGAAACAAAAGTTTCTAATATAACACTTAATGGATTAACATTATACGGAGAATCAGATATTCATGGGTTTAGTGAATTTGTACATCTACTTTATTTAGTGGGTACTGATAATGTCACAGTGACTAATTGTGAATTCAAAGCTTTTAGAGGTGATGGTATTGATTTAGGAGGATTTTATTTAGATAATCCAGGATATGGATATGCACGTCATAATTCTAATGTAACTATTTCTAATTGTGTGTTTAATGGTGTTAATAAAGAAAACAGAAATGGCATTTCAATAATTGATTGTACAGGATTATTAGTAGAAAATTGTGAGTTTAAAAATTGTTCAAAATCAACTATGCCAGGTGCAATAGACTTTGAACCAGATTTATATTTTAATGTTATTGAAAATTGTATAATAAGAAATAATACATTTAATAATATTGGAGGTAATTCAGGAGTAATATGTATTGCTATTGTAGATAGAAGATGGGATATGGGACAAAGTTCAGAATATAGACTACCATACACTGTATTTCCAACTGATATAACAATTGAAGGAAATACTATAACAAACATTTTACCAGGAAGTCCTGGATTTACTTATGTATATAGATTTAATCCAACTGCATTTATTGGTATTTTAGATGGAGTAAATAATATTTTATTTAAAGATAATACATTATCTAATTGTGCAACTTTATTTGATATACAAAATGCAAATGGATTAGTACTACAAGATAATACATTTATAGATTGTACAGGATTAGGTTATATAAGTTATCCTGTTACTAATTATATTACATCAAGAAATATAACTATTTCTGGATCTACATTTGAAAGATGTGGTACAATAAATGAAAATGGAATACGTATATTTAACATTGATACTCTTTTAATAGATAGTTGTCAATTTATTGATTGTGGAAAATCTGCTGGAAGTCCTTATGGTAATGGTATAGATTTTAGTGGTGCAGGTGATCTTAATTGTTATTCTTATAATGTTAGTATAAACAATAATATATTTTCATCACCTACTGGAAGAATGACATATGCTATTCGTAAGGAAAGTAATCACACATATAATCCATATACAAATCAATTTAATAATAATACATTAAATGGTTTACCATATAATTTTCCTGTAGGTAGTGCACATCAACTTAGTGTTAAAGATTATGGAGCATTAGGAAATGGTGTATATGATGATACTATAGCAATTCAAGCAACCATAAATGCAGCTATAGATTTAGGAATAAATAAAATATACTTTCCTAATGGTACATATATAATAAGATCTTATACAACTACAAGTGATTATTTAAAAAACTATTCATTACTTCTTCATTCTGGATTAGAATTTTCTGGACATGGAAATACATCAATAATCAAAACAGCAGATCATCTTTTTGATAGTACAACTGAATCTGCTAATGCTCATATTTTTTATGGAGCAAATATTGATAATGTAAAGTTTTCTAATTTGTTAATTGATCAAAATGGTGCTAATAATCTTGTTCCAGCAGGAATGCCTTCTGGTAAATTTAAAAACCATATGGCAATAAGAATTGATAATGGAAGCAATTTTACAATTGATTATGTTACAATTAAGAATTGTTCTGGTATGAATATGATTGCTCTTAATACAGATTGGAGAAATCTAAGTAGTCCAGGATATGGAGATGTTGTAAATGTTACCAATTGTACTTTCTTAAATGGTGGACGTTATGTAGGAACACTTGCTGCAAATATACATCAAACAGACTTTTCATTTATTTATTTTGAGTGGGATCATGTGAATGTTAAAGATAATCACATTGAACAGGAAGATTTAGATATTGCATTAACTGCACCAACTGGAGGTCTTGAATTACATGGTTCTCATTGTGTTGCAACTGGAAACAATTTTATTGGTTGTTACCCTGCTACATATATTACAAGTTTAATTCAACCTGTAGGTGTAATTAAAAGAGATATATTATTTGCATATAATACAATTATAAACTGTATAGCTGGTATAACATTCTTTGTAGGAAATGAAATGACAGATGTAGCTATTACAAATAATACAATTGGGCTCACTTATGCAAGAACATCAGGATTAACAAACACGTCTGTTGGAATACAAGTACCATTTGGAAACTCTCAGAATTATAATCGTGAACTTGGTAATAATGCTTTACTAACTGATATCAGAATTCAGAATAATACAATAACTGGAAATCTACCTGGTAATACAACATTTACATCAGCAGGAATGGTACTTAACTCATTTAATAATAGTGAGATAAGTGGTAATACAATCACTGGTATGAACTATTGTGCTGTTAGTTTAGAGGGAAGTAAGTGGGGACTGGATGGTTTAGATATTCTAAACAATACATTTACAAACTATATACCTATTACAAATATTTCAAATCCAGGTATAAACTATGTTAGAGGACATGTTTTAATTCAAGACTATCTTAGTACATTTAGTCCTCCTGTAACTACACCAGGATTTAATGCTATAAATGTTAACACTAATACATTTGTTGGGTATAATAATAGTAGTGATCCACATATTCGTTTCTTCTCTGCATTTGTTTGGGGAACATCAACTGAACAATCTCAAATACACTTTAATACTAATACGGGTGCAGGTTATGTTTATGTAACTGGTCCTTAATATAATAAATAAAAATCTAAAATAAATAAATATGGCTTGTTCTTGTAATAATTCCTACTATAATCTTCCTTGTTGTTGTCCAACTGAACCAGTAATAACTACAACTACTACAGCATGTCCTGATGGAACCATCTGTGAAGAAGTGATGCAATCAGATTGTATAGTCTATAATGGATATGATTTAGCATGTTATGGAATAGCTCCTGGTACTAATTTAACAACTATATTACAAACACTTATTCTTTTATTACCAGGCTGTACTACAACAACTACAACTCCTGTTACAACTACTACAACAATTTTTTCATCAGAATCAATTTGTTTAAGACATTCAACAGTAAATTGTGCTGCTGCTTGTAGTGCTAGTTGTACAACTTACTATATGTCATCTCAATGTCATACATATTTTTTAACACATAATGCTTCTCATATGTTAGGATGCTATATATATTTAGATGCTGGATTGACACAACCTGCACCTGTTGGGTTTTATTCATATGATCAAATGTGTATTATTTTAGGACATCTTCCAGGTGAAGTAACAGGTGTTACAAATTGTTAATAAATAACTACTTTTGCAATAAACCAAAAACCAACATATGAAATTTATTTGTGCACAACCTGCTATACCATACTATAGTTGGCAGGTGGAAGTAATGTTAAACAATTTTATTAAAAATGGAATAAACCCTAATGACATACACATAGTGTCTGCTTATTATGGATCAATTCCAGAAAATTGGTTAGCTCTAAAAAATAAAAATAGTGAAGTTAATTTCTTTTTTTATCAGGACACTAGAGAAGATAGAAGTTATATTCCTTCTATTTATTTTAACTTAATGAAGCAACATCTTCAACTTAATCCTGAATTAGAAAAAGAAGTTTTATTTCTACATGATTGTGATATTATTTTTACTAGGCCTGTAGATTTTAGTGAAATGGAAAAAGATGATGTATGGTATTTAAGTGATACAGTGGGTTATATAGGAACACAATATATTCTTAGTAAAGGTGAAGATGTGTATTTAAAAATGTGTGATGTAATTGGAATAGATCCTGAAATTCCTAAAGCAAGAAATGCAGATTCAGGTGGTGCTCAACATATTGTAAAAAATACTACAGCTGAATATTGGGATAAAGTGGAAAAAGATTCTATTAAACTTTATGCTCATTTATGTGCAGAAGAACCTAAATGGGAACGTAGTGATTATCCTATACAAAAGTGGACAGCTGGTATGTGGTCATTATTATGGAATGCATGGAAATTTGGACATGAAACTAAAGTGGATAAACGTTTAGATTTTTGTTGGGCTACAGATCCAATATATAGATGGAAAGAAGCTCCTATATTTCATAATGCTGGTGTCACTGATGATAGAAAAGAGTTATTTTTTAAAGGTGGATATATAAATAAACTACCTTATAATGAAGTGAAACAAGAAGATGTAGATGGTAGATTTTGTTCTTATAAATATGTAGAAAATCTTTTAGAAGCAAAGGAGGTATCATGTCTAATATGATATCTGTTTTAACTCTTACTTACCAAAGACATAATTTATTAGAGGAAGCAATACAGTCTTTTCTTTTACAAGATTATGAAGGTGATTCTGAAATGGTAATTATAAATGATTGTCCTAATGTAGAATATCAGTATGATCATCCAAAAATTAAGATTATTAATCTAAAAGAAAGATTTTCATCTGTAGGTAAAAAACTAGAGTATGGATTATATCAATGTAAAGGAGACTACATTTATAGATTAGACGATGATGATTTATTACCACCTTGGGCTTTAAGTCTTACTGAAACTTATATAGTAGATAATCCTGGTTATGATATTTACAGATCTCAGAAAGATTATTTTTTTGTTAATAATATTTTTGAAAGTATTTCTGATAATGTAAATAGTGGTAATACATTTTGTAAAAACTCTTTATCTAAAATAGATTTTCCAGATTGTAGTTGGGGAGAAGATCAAGGTATATTATATAGACAGAACTTAAAAGTATGTACAGTTAATATAGATAAATGTACAATGATATATAGATGGGGAATGAGTACTTATCATATATCAGGAATGGGAGATAGGCCTAGTAGTGAAATATATGAATGGACTGATATTGTTGTTAAAAAAGAAAATGGAACTATAATCTTAAACCCACACTTTGATCATGATTATTTTTCTCAAATTATTAAATAATAAAAGTCAGGTTTTGTTGGTTTAATCCTGGCAAACAAAAAGCCCCGGTATTTCTATACTGGGGCTCTATTTTTTTATATCAACTATTTAATATAACTTTATCCACCGTAAACCAACCTATAAAATTATGACACTAATTGAACAAGTAAAACAATCTCTTAAGTGGAAACAATCAGATTATTTTTGTGCTACAAAGTTAGGTATTTCTATTGAGAAATACAAACAATTAAAAAAAGAAGTTAAGTTTTATGACAGTGAAACTAAACCAATTTTAAAAAACAAAATCCTTGAGTTTAAAGAAGACCTTGATAAAGGCACTGCAGAAATAAAAGGACTTTCTATTATTGAACCTAGAACTGCAGAAGAAATTATAGAGCTTCTAAAGATAGATACTACTAAATGGAAACTATCTAGTTATTGGAATAAAGAACGTCATGATGGTTGGTTTATATCAGCTATGGTTACTGCTATCAAACAAGAGTCTAAAGATGTATTAGCTGAAGTGATAGCTAACTTTAATCCTGATTATCAACCACTTACAGAACCTTTTATTAATAATACATTTGCTACCAATAGTGTAGGAATTATATCTACACAAGATTTACATTTTGGTAAAGAAGATAATGAAGATATAGCAGATCATTTTAAAACTGCTATTACTAATTTAGTATGTAGAGCTTATATGTCACATAAGTTAGAAAAGATTATTTATGTTATAGGAGGAGATCTTCTTAACATGGATACATTTTCTGGTACTACAACATCTGGCACACCTGTAGATAATTCTCAAAGATCACAAGAAGCTTATATGGAAGCTTTTGAAGCTTTACATTGGTCTATTAATTATCTTAAACAATTCTGTGAAAATTTACATGTTGTCTATCTTCCAGGTAACCATGATAGACTTAGCTCATTTCATATAGCACATGCTCTTTCTAAATGCTTTGATCCTGAAGATTTTAGTGTATATTTTGATGTAGCATATGCTGAAAGAAAAGTAGTAATTTATGGAGATAACATGTTTGCTTTTGAACATGGAGATGTATCTAAAAAGAATACAGCTCTTGTATATGCTACAGAATTTCCTATAGCATGGGGACATACTAAATATAGAACCTGTTACACTGGACATTTTCATTCTAAAAAAACCATTGAGTTTGTAACTGAAAATGAATACAATGGATTTGCTATTAAACACCTTCCTAGTCTTTGTTCTACTGACTACTGGCACTATCATAATAAATATACAGGATCTAAACGTCAAGCTATTATGGAAATTCATGATGCTCAAAAAGGTAAAATAAGTGAATTTATATATACTGTTTAAACTATTAAAGTTTAAGTAGGAAACCTCAAAGATTTTTCGTAAATTATAATATAAGACATAGTGGCAAAACCATATAAAAAACCAGACCTGAATGCACCTAGGTATAGACCTACTAAACTTAATTTAACTAATACAGAATTTTATAATAAGTTTATAGAAGAAAATCCTAAACATTCTCATATTACATTAGAACAGTTTAAAGATGTAATAAAAACTTTTAATGGTATGATATGGGATGGTGTAATAAAAGAACGTGATGGTATACAATTACCAGAACAACTAGGATATATTTTTATAGGAAGTTGCCCTAGAAAAATAAAAGAAAATACAGATTACTATAAAAGTTCTCAGTATGGTATAAAACTTCAAAATAGAAATTGGGAGTCTGATGAATTTGTAGCTAAAATTTTTTATACAAACTTTGAAACTAAGTATAGGTTTAAGAATCATGACTTATGGGGATTTAAAGGAGTGAGAAATTTTACTAGAAGTGTTGGAGCAACTTATCCTAAAGAGTGGAAAAAATATGTACAAGTTGATAATCTTCTTAAAGTTAGTAGATTATTTAGAATGGAAAAAGAAAAACATGTACAGAAAGATGAGACTGCTGAATTATTAAAAAACTATGATGAATTTAATTTAGATTAACATGGCTAGAAATACTATTGGGGACGTTGTATCTAGAATACGTAATCAGATGAAAGCTGTTAAACAAGATGCTTTTATGACTGATCGTATAATATATACTTTTGTATTAAAGACTGCTAAGTTTCTTATGAAACGTGAGGATAGTAAAAATAAACTCATGGCTTTTTCTTCTGTAATTCAAACTATGGATTATGTAGAATTAGTAGAAGTGGATAAAGTGGAAGCATGTTGCACTGGTATAAGATCTAATTGTAAAATAAAAAGAACTAAAGAAAAACTTCCTGTATTCTTACAAGGATATTTTGGACCATTGATTAGAACTATTGCATCTCTTGATGGGTCTGAAGAACTTCAACCAATTCTTCCTACAATATATTCTGGTATATCAAACTCTAAAAACTTTAGATTTAATAAAACTAAATATTATTGGTTTATAGATGATTATATTTATTTTCCAAATTTAGAATGGGATGCTGTACGTATAGAAGGAATATTTGAAGATGACATTAGTAAATGGACTTGTGAAGAAGATGATTGTATGCTTAAACAAGATAACACATTTAATGTTCCTGATTATTTACTGGCTGAATTAGAAAGTCAAGTATTTAAAGATATTATGGGCATTTATCAGATTCCACAAGATACTGCTATTGATAAACAAAATATTTTACGATAATGAATACTGAATTAAAATATAGAACTTTTGATCAGCTTCTTGGGGAGGTTGGTACAGACTTCGTTATATATAATAATGAAAATTTAATTGAACCTGCTCAGCTTATTAAAGTAGCTCAGAAGGTTAATTATGATTTAGGTTTACGTATTCATGGTACAAAAGAAAAAATGTTAACTATAGAAAATAAGAAAGTTAGACTTCCTGATGATTTCTATGTACTTAACTATGCTTATTTAACTACCACTTATAAAGTTAATTATAGAACTCCTTCTGGTAGAGAAACAGAAAATGTTATTACAGGAAAAGGTCCAACTCCTTGGGTAGATACTTGTCCTAAATGTTATAAACCAGAAGTTGATTGTTGTTGTGAAGCTACATACACTCAAGAATGTCAGAATGGTGAAAGTATATTTGTACAAGTGGTAGAGAAACGTAAGACAGAAACTAGAATATATGAAAATTTTGATAGAGTTAGAATATCTACAGATGGTGGTAGAACAGATGCTCTTAATGATAAAGGTAATGTAGCTTATATAAAAAATGGTTTTATTTATACTAATATAGATAATGGCAATTTATTTATTTCTTATCAAGGAGCTTTAGAAGATAATGAGGGTAACTTACTTGTACTTGATCATCCAATGATTAATGAATATTATGAGTATGCTATTAAATCTCGTTTATTAGAAAACTTGTTTATTAATGGAGAAGATGTTCAAGCTAAAATGCAACTTATAGAACCTAGACTTAAAGTTGCTCGTAACAATGCTCTTACTATTGTAAACACTCCAGACTTTGCAGAAATGAAAAGAAATTGGGAAATGAATAGAAAAGCAATGTATCATAAGTATTATAATATGTTTAAATCATTTGATGATTATTAATGAAGTCAACTATAACTATAAAACTTCCTACATATAGTTGTCAAGTAATTGTAACTATAACTGATCAACTTGCTATTGAATCAGAAAAGATATATAAAAAATTTAAAATAAAAGCTGATGAGGATGATGATAATGAAAATGAAGGAATATTAATAACTGCTAATATAGATAAATATTTTTTACTTATAGATCTTAAATATTTATCACATAACACTATAGCTCATGAAACATACCATGCTGTAGTTAGAGTTACTGAGGATAGAGGAATTTCAGATGAAGAAGCTCAAGCTTGGTTATGTGGACATTTAAGTGGTGTTATATATAAATTTTTAGATAAAAAGAAGCTCCCTATAAAACATGGCTGATAATCAACAACAAGATGCTACCCCTTCAACTCCTGGAGCTAGTAACAATAGTTTCAGCAAAGGGATGTATAAAGACTATAATGATACATTTATAGGAGATGGATTATATACCCATGCTCGTAATGCTGTAAATAATTCTCATGATGGTCAAATAGGTGTTATAGGTAATGAACCTTCTAACTTATTCTGTGTCACTCTTCCTTATACAATGATAGGTTGTATTCATCTCACTGATGATCAGTGGGTGATATTTACTACAGATAACACTCATTCTGAAATAGGAATATTTGATGAATCAGCTTGTAGTTATATTAAAGTGGTTAACTCTGATTGTTTAAACTTTAAAACTAGTCATTTAATTACAGGAGCATATAGAAAACGTTTTGATTGTGAAAGACTAATTTATTGGGATGATGGATTAAATCCTACACGTACAATGGATTTAGATAAAGTTCCATTTACATACACTATAAAAATTGATAATGGTTGTGAAACTAAAACTTACACAGATCAATTAGATTGTGAAGCTATAAGAATAGCTCCTTTAATGAACCATCCTTGTATTAAATTAAATAAAGGAAACATAGCTGGTACATTACCAAATGGTTCATATCAAGCTTGTTTAGCTTATACAGTTAATGAGGTGAGAGTTAGTAATTATATTGGACTTTCAGAAGTACAATCACTTTGGACTTTTGAAAATGTAAGTAGCTCTTTAGAAATTAATATTACAAGTATAGACACTAGATTTGATGAATTTGAATTAGTAATAGTATCTAATATAAATGGTCAAACTGTTTGTAAAAGAATGGGATATTATTCCACTGTACAAGGATCTATATATGTTGATAGATGGGATTTAGAATTTGTAACTATTCCTATTAGTGAGGTGGTAGTAAGAACAGATGCCTTGGAAAAAAGTGATGCAATGTATGTAGTTAATAACTACTTATTACGTGTAGGTATATATAGTAAGTATAAGTTTAACTATCAACCTCAAGCTAATGATATTAAAGCTAACTGGGTGAATGTTCAATATCCTAGTAACTATTATATAAAAGGTGGAAATAATACAAGTTACCTTAGAGATGAACAATATGCTTTTTTTATAAGATGGATTTATAATACAGGTGAACGTTCAGAGTCCTATCATATTCCAGGTAGAGCTCCTAATTCTAATGACACTCAAAATATAATAGGACCTGATGCTTTTGAAACTCAAAATGGAGTGACAAGAAAACGTTGGCAAGTAGTAAATACAGCTAAATTAAATAATGCAATCACTCCATATAAACTAAGTGATGGTGGTCTTGTTGTTGCTACAGGTACTATGGGATATTGGGAGTCTACAGAAAAGTATCCTGCAAATAGACCTGATATATGGGGGAACCTATGTGGTAAAAATATTAGACATCATAAAATGCCTGATGTCACTGTAGACCAAAGTTTAAATCATTTTGATCAAGGTGGTAATAATATTATGTTACTTGGTGTTCAGTTTACAGGAATCACTCACCCTTTAGATCAAAATGGTAATCCTATAGATGCTATAGTAGGATATGAAATACTTCGTGGTTCTAGAGAAGGTAATAAATCTATTGTTGCAAAAGGTCTTTTAAATAATATGAGAACCTATCCTGTTCCTGGAAATACAGGTGTTACAGGTTTATACCAAAACTATCCTTATAATGATCTTGGTCTTGATCAATACTTAACAAGTAAAGAACAAAGTAGTTTAAGTGGAGGTAGTACAGATGGACCAAATGGTCCACCACTATCAGGATATAAACAAAATGTATTTTCTTTTCATAGTCCTGAAGTTGCATTTAGTATACCCTATCTTAATGCTAATGAATTAAAAATATATAGTGAGTTAACTGGAACATATTCTGGAAATTTTCAGATACCATATGGACATCCTAAATTTAAATTACTTAGTAATTCATTTAATAGTGCTGTTAATACATTAGCAGTGGCAATAGCTGCTATGCAAGGAGCTGCTGCTGTTGCTGGAGGATATACACAAGAAATTTCATCAGAGCCTGGACTTCCTAGTATACAAGTGGGAGTTCCAAGAGTAATGGTTGAAGGTTTTCAAGGAAGTGCAGGTATAGCTTTACAAATTGCAGCTACTGCTGCAAATGGTATTTTCCAAGCTGCTTATGTAACTTTCTTTGGTTCTAAAGTGGCTAAACAACAACTACTAGGAATTATATATGCTCTTATTCCAAATGTACAATATGCAGCTCAGTTTAATTCTCATGGTTTTTATAAAAATTATATACCAAGTGAAGAAGGTAATATACGTAGAGAAGTTTTTGAAGCTAATTATATTGGTTCTAATATACAACAATTTACAGCTGACTATCAAGTAAATAATCAAAATAGAAGTAAGTTTGTTTGTGTTAAGATTAACTCAAATGTTGCTAACCCTATAACAAAAGATTCAAGTAGAATATTATTAGGATCATCTAGTATAAATCAAATACAATCTGGTAATATATCTTCTTTATATGGAGCTTTAAAAGTTTCTATTCCAAGTCAGTATGGTCAACTTGAATCTATTAAACAACTATCTATATCAGAATGTGTTTCTCCATCTAAACCTGAGAAGAATGTAAAAATGTCTTCTAATGTATTTTTTGGTGGTGATACTTATATAGGAAGATTTACAGAAAAGAACTCTATGTTCTTTTTTAATACATGGTTATATGAAGAACCTGATGGTTATGAATTTGATTATAGTTTATATCCTACACTTCCCTATCCAAGGTTTTGGGTAAATAGTCAAAGATATATTGGAGTGTTTAATGACAAACCTTCTAATCATAGAAGTTTAGATGGTGCACAACAAGGGTCTTGGTATTATTTAACTAATGGATGGTTTTATTTATTTAATTCTGGTGTAAGAGATTTCTTTGTAGAGAGTGAAGTTAATTTAGCATATAGAGATTGGGAAGATGATATAGCTCACCGTCATTATGATCCATATGGATTTGCAGACTTACAAGCTATGTTTAGAAGTGATGTTATTAAATCAGGTAATTATTATAAATATGATTATTCTCTTAGTGTAACTAAATTATTTAATTCTCATATTACATGGGGAGATATGCTTCCTAGAAATTATGATCCTGTAGTTGCTGCCACTTGTTATATATATAGACCTAATAGAGTGATATATTCTCTTCCTCAACAAGATGAATCTAAACAAGATAGTTGGAGAGCTTTCTTAACTAATAATTATAAAGACTTTAATACTAAGGTTACATCTATTAAACCTATAAATAAAAC